CCCCAGAACGCTCGTCCCGTTGCACACGCCCAGCAGATCACGGCCAGCGTTTTCCACCAGCACAACGTCGCCGACCGCAGCCATGACCGGCGGGCAATGCGGCCCGAGGACGGCCGTTGCCAGCCCCATCAAGCCGCCGAACTGCTCAACCTTCCGCGCCGCGCCCATCGCACTGTCGTAGCGCCCAAAACGAGACGCGCACTCGATGCCCGTCAGGGCCTCGACCGACCCGGCCGCGAACAAGCAGCAATCGTTCGAGCCCCATGCAAATGGCAAGTCCGCACGCGCTCTCATGTAGGCGCCCCATCGCGCCTGCCAGTCGCCACGCCTGGTCATCGCGGGCCGAGTGCGCGAAGCCACTCTTTCGACGGCCACACAACCGGCGTATTCGACTGCGCGACGATGTACTCGAATGCCCGATCGCCGGGATAGAGCGACTGCTGATCAGCATTGCTGTACGTCAGCGCACTCCCTCGAAGCAGATCAACGGCAGAGGCCTCTGCCGTCACTCCGACCCGGCAGGTCTCGCCATCCTCCTCGATCACCATCGTGTCGAGTCGACCCGCCCACTCGACGGGCGCATCCACAACTTGCAGCGCATCGTCGAGCAAAGCGGTTCGCACCACGACGGGCGAGCCTTGCACCACGGCGCTGTCGTCAAGCGCCAATGCCAGCACAGCGGTATCCACGCCAGCCATCTCGAAGCTCAACCCCTTGATCTCCCCCGGCGAGCTGTTGATCTCGCTCATCGCGCCCAGGCCCGCAGCGCCTCGGAAGGTGACGCCGGCGAAGTCGAAGTCTCGGTTGGACGAATTCAGCGCCACCACAACCGGCCCCGGAAAGGTCATCTGAACGAGGGTCACCAGACGAACCACCGGGGCACTCAGCGCCGCGAGCGCACCAGCAGACAAGGTTCGCATCTAGATCGCCTCCGCGAAGTCGAGCGCACTGCCCGCCGCAAAGCCCGGCGAGTACTGCACGCCGGAACTCGACATCAGCCGGAATGACGCCGTCGGCCGATCCCAGGTCACAGGCATGCCGCCGCTCACGGCCTTGCGCAGCCGATTCACCAGAGAAAGCACCATGACGCCCGATCCGTTGGCCACGGCATCGTCTTGCGCCATCAGAAGCAAGCCGTTCACGCCGACCAAGTCCCCCGCCAGCAATGTCGCCCCGGCGGTGGTGGAGATCTGGACCTGGCCGGCGCCGGCCACGGCCGCGGCGCACGTCGGCGAGCCCCGCATCGTCCCGCGCGGGACCGGCCGCAGGAAGTGATACAGGTTCACCACGTTCGTCATGCCACGCATCGCGCCGATGAAGGCCTCAATCCTGGCCGCCTTCGCCGTGCTGAAGTTGGGCAACGTCATCGAAACCATCCACCGGTCATTCAGCATGTCCACGACCTGTTCCGAACCACCGAACGGCGATGCGTAGCTGCGCTGGTTGACCGCCATCTCAAGGGAGAACTCGCGCGGAACCAGCCCCGCAGGAAACGCAATAGTCGCCATCAGGCCACCCCTCCATAGCCGCGACTGCGCGCGAGCGCTCCGGCCGCCTGGCGCTGCGCACCGGCCACCGCCTTCTTCACCATGCTCACCGTCGCCACGTCTCCCACGGTGAAGTAGTAGTTGTGGGTTCCGGTGTCGCGCTCGCCGCCGTCCGACCTCTCGCCTTCGAGCACATGGTTCGGGATGATCGTCCCCGCTTGGCGAGGCACGAAGAGTTCCGGCCCGCGCTCGCCGACCAGGCTTGCCATGCCGACGGGCGGGCTGCCGCCCTCTTGGAACCCGAGCCCCGAGAACGCCGGGCCCGACTTCAAAGGCGCCGCCCCGACGATCTTTCGCATTGCGCGCTCGAGATTGACCGCCGCCGGATCGTCGGTCAGGCCGGCCGAAGCCAACGCCTTCTCGATCTGTGCATCGCGCGTGTCCAGCGGCAGGGCCTGGAGCTTCTCCGTCGGGATGATCGTTCCCGCCTGCTGCGGGATGAACAGCTCGGGGCCGCGCTCGCCGACGACGCTCGCCTGGCCCACCGGGGGATTGCCCCCATCGGCAAAGCCGAAGCCCGAGAACAATCTGCCGAACGCACCGCCAAGCCCCCCGAAAAGTTCTCCCACGCTCTTGCCAAAATCCACCGCGCGGGACTGACTGAACCACTCCCCCAAGGCGCCGGACGAAGCGCTCGCTCCGCCCCCCGTGATTTGCCGCGCGCCGGAGCTACCCGACAATCCGGTGAGCCTGTCAGTGTCTGCATCCCCCGTCAGCGAGCGGCCACGCCCACCCAGCGCGTCGCTCAACATGCCGGCGAGCGGGCCGGTGATGTTTTGGCGAATCGTCAGGCGCGCAATGTCGCCGAGGATCGAGTCGACAAGGCCTTTGAAGTCGAGCTTCCCGGTCCGGACGAATTCAGTGAGCTTGTCCTCCATGCCCTTGAAGGCATTCGAGACGGCCTGCTCGGTGTCCTTGTAGGCGTTCTGCGTCTCGGTGAAGTAGTTCTTCGCAGCCTCCGATGCGCCGAGCACGCCCGAGCGCTGCAGACCATCGATCTGGGCGTTGTAGGCCTTGAAGCTGTCGACGGACTTCTGCTGAAACTCGTTGATCAGCGCCAGCTCGCGGTCGTAATCGGCCTTGCGGCCGGTGAACTTCCCATTGCGGTTGTCGCGCTCGAGATCCTGGCGCCGCTGCTCGTAGGTCTGCTCGATCTGGCTGATCGCTGCGTCGTAGTCCCGCTGCTTTGTGCCTTGCCCCATCCCCGACACGTCGAGTGCGCGCGAACGATTCGTCGTGTCCAGCAGCGACTGCGCCGCGGCGCGAGCATCCTCCATCGCGATGCGCAGCTTGTCGGCGGAGTCCGCCGCCTGAATGTTGAGCACCTTCAGGTTCGTGGCTGCGGTGCCCTGGGCCTTGACGAGCGACGCGCGCGCATCGTTGATCTTGCGGTCGTTGTCGATCGCGTCCTTGCCCTTCAGGCTCTTCTGCTCCTCCTGTAGCCGCTTCAGTTGGTCGCGAGCCGCGTCGATCTCGGCTTGATCCGCCTCTTCCACGAGCTTGCGCTTCTGTTCGTAGTAGTCCGCCTCGCTGATCAGGCTGGCATTGCGCTGGGCCTCGAGCACCTTCTCACGGTTGTCAAGCTCACCCTTGAGCTGGTCCGTGCCCTTGCGGATGGCGTCGAGGTCGTAGGCAAGCTGGGCCTTCGCCTCCTGCTCGGCGGACTTGTCGACCTTTGCCTTCTCGGGCTTGAAATTGATATCGCCGACGCTTTCGGTCTTGTTGAGCTTGCGCGACAGCGCGTCGCCGTAGTCTTGACCGATAGCCGCGGTAGCGACCTCGTTCCGCTGCTTCGCACGCAAGATATCGAGGTAGCGGGCGTTCTCTTGGAGCGCGTCCTCAATACCACGCGTTGCAAAGCCGCGTCGCGTCGAGAATTCCAGATCCTTCTGCAGGCGTTCGCGCTCTCGCATGAACTGCTTGATGTCGGCGCCGTTGTCGCCGGTCATCTTGCCGAAGCCAACCATGTCCTTGGCTGCATCCTTCACGATCAGGCCCAAGCCCCCCAGCTTCGCGATGTCGCGCGCGTTCTGGAGAAACTGGGTCATGGCCGGCAGCAAGTCGGTCATGAGGGCGCGGCCGGCATCCGTCGCGTTGGTCTTGAGCGCGAACAGCTGCTTATTGAAGGCCTCCGCGTTTGCCGTCTGCTCGCCGGTCACCTTGCCGACGAGCTGTGTTTGTTCGGCCAGGTCCTTCAGGAAAGGAGCCACCTCTTTGACCGACTTGCCGAACAACTCTTGCACGAGCCGCGCTTTGTTGCCATCGTCGGTGTAGCCGGCCAGCGCAACCGAGGTCAGTCGAAGCGCCTCGGCCGGGTCGATGCTCTTCAGCTGCTTGGCATCGAGGCCGATCTTCTGCAGCGCGATCGAGATGCCATTTTTTCCATCGGCCTCCTTCAGAGAAGCATTGAACTTCACCATTGCACCGGTCACCACGTCCATCGTGGTCCCGGTGCGCATGGCGACATCTTCCAAAGCGCTGATGTTCTCGATCGTGGCGCCGGTTACATCCGCGACATCGTTCAGTGCATCGAGCCCGTCGATGATCTGCTTGCCGAAGTAGACGGCGGCGATGCCTGCCGCTCCGAGTGCGGCGCCGATCCGCTCCCCGGCCTTGCTGACCACGGAGTCGATTTCCTTCGCGCGCTTCTCGGCCGTCTTGGCCGCACGGTTCATGTCGGTTTCGAATGACCCGGTGCGGGCCAGCAGGTCGACGACGATGCTGCCAAGGGTGGTGCTCATGAAACGCTACCTGATCGAAGAAGGCCGATTGCCGCGAACAAGTCGCGATCGGCGTCGGTGTGGTCCTCGTCCACCCTCACCGGGGGATCGAAGTAGTCGATGAACGACTGCACGTTGCCGTCACCCCTGCAACCCATCGCCGCCACCAGCGCGGCCGGCCGGTGGAAGCGATGGAAGTCGTCGAAGGGGTATTCGCAGTAGAAGTCGATCCAGTCCTGGAACTCAGCAGCCGTCAGGACTTCGCGCCATTCGGCGATGGTTCGGCCACCGAGGGCGAGAGCGAGGACGTGCCAGAACCACTGTTCTCCCCGCTCTCGGATGCGTTTTTTCGCTCACCCCCGCCGTTCAAGGCGATCACCTCGAGGAACAGCTTGTTCATCGGGTTCGGCTTGAGCTGCAGCGCCTGCTCATAGGTGAGGGCCGGCATGCCGTTGGGCTCGCACAGGCTCTCGCTGACGAGGAAGGCCGGCGCCCCCGCGCGCTCGTCCGGATCCTCGGATGCATCGCGGATCTGGAACTTGCGGTACGTCGCCGCGGACAGCTCGCGGAAATGCAGCTTGTGTTTGCTGCCGTCCGCGAGCGTGATCTCGCGCTCTTGGATCTCGGGCGAGACCAGCAGTGCGTCGTACTTGCTCATGGCGTGTTCAGGTCACCCACGACCGGGCCCGCGCGCTGGATGGTGATGGTCCCCTTCCAGATGTTGTTGCCCGAGATGTCGTAGGTGATGTCCGAGACGAAGCCGTCGAAGATCAGCGACGCGCGGCCGGTGACCTTCTGCAGCTTGCTCGCCACCGCCGTCGGCGCCGTCGCAGCGTCGGAGCTGTAGACGCCCCAGGACACGACCTGCTTGCTCGATTTGAGCGCCAGCAGCGAGGCCTGCGTCGCCTCGACGCGCTGCGGATTGAACGCCAGCGTGACCTGGCCGGGCGTGCCCAGGCCGCCGACGAACGTTTTGTCCTCGGGGTTGTCGAGATCGGTGGTTTCGATCTGGTCGGCCGGGCCGCCCAGGCCGGTGA